CACCACTATTCAACCCCAATAATTTTGCAATCAACCCTTTCATTAGTATACCCAAATTACATTTTTGCTTTTATCAGGATCATTATCAACGTGAATAAACGTTTTGGCAATCCCTAATCTATTAAAACCAACAAGCATCAAAATTTCAACCAAACGGAATCGATCCGCTGAATTGTCGCAACTCACATCAATTGCGTAACCCTTCAAATGGCTTGATGATTTCGATCCGTTAACCTTTTCATTGTGAGCAACCGAACGCACTGCCGAATTTATACGTATTGGTTTGCCAAACAATTCACGTGCTTGATCAATCATTTGCAACACTTCGGCATCCATACGTTCACCGCTTCCAACTTCATCAGGTGAATCAAATTCGCTTATTTTAAAATGCTTCATTTTAGAAACTCAAAATTGTGATCATAAAACCATTTACTTTCAAATCACCCGATCCCGATGATTGAAATTGTATTTTCACATCACTCGTTTGGATGTTGCTATCAACATAAAATTGCATTGTATGCACGTAATGATGCGCTCCGTGTTCGCTACCTAAATCAGCGTGTAAAAAATGCAACTCTTTTGAAATATCTGTGAAATACAATCTTGCATCAACGTGCTGATTGCTTGAATCGGGAGTGTATGCAAAATCAGTTCTAACAACAACAACTTTTCCGTTGGCAATTTCATCCAAATCAATTGTGTTGGTTGCCGAATCCCAAAGATCCCCAGTGATATATGATGGTTTGTAAGTTGTAACTGTACCCGATCCCGCCTTGTCATTGGTTAAATCAACCCACGTATCCGCTGAAACTTGTATTGGAGTTGTTTCGGTTGTGGCATCCTCATAGAATGCAAACCCCCCAAGTGTATCATATAGCGCATTTACGCTCGTTTTGATTTCATTCACATTGGCTGCGGTAACTTTGTAAATTTCCGCCAACTCCGATGTTTGATTGTCCGTCTTGTTTGTGAATGTAATTTTTGCCATTATAATATCAATTTAAAATCTTTTTTTACTACTAAGATTGCAACTCAAATTGCAATACCGCCTCCAATCCTCCCGATGGAGGTATTTGTTCCACGCGATTGGATAATTCGATGATTGCCCTGAAATATGTGTGATCACTCAAATCCTGCTCAATATACTGAATACCCTCGTTTTGTGATGTGTACACATTGAATCCTTGTGCGCTCAAATCAAAATAATTCGCTGATCGTGTGCGCAACAAAGATAAACATTCATCCACAATAAGGTTGCAATCAAGTTCCCCACCATTATCAGAATCAAACCTTGTAACCACTTCAATCCTTGTAATCACTTCGGAATTGAATGTTGTGCGGTTTTGATCAACCTCGTTGTTTGTAAGGGAATAAACCCGTACAAATGGATAGGTTGCATCTGATGGCACTCTGCCATAAATCGGCACGATATTGCCACGTAATGAAACTTCGTTTGTTAAACGATCAATGATGGCTTTTCGTATGCGGTGAATAACTTCTCTCATGTTAATTTTTTTAGTTTTTTATCAACTCGTTTCAACATATTATTGAAACCAACCCTTGCGGATGAAAAGAAAAATGGTCGTGCGGGCAAATTCACTTCACGAATTCCTTTGCCTTTGAATTGCGCTGCATACGCATCAGGGATTCCAAGTTCTTTCATATCCGCCAAACTCACTGATGATCCCGTTCCAAATTCAATATAAGGTGCATAATCAGCATTGGCAAATACATCAACACCTTTTCCCGATGCCTCCGCATTTATACTTTGGCGCAATCCGCCCGTATCCTTTGCTGCGGATTGTTTTGCCCTGCCAACAATTTCCATTGCACTCCTGCCAACTTCATTTGAAAGTTCTTGCTTTGAGAACTTTTGCAATTGTGCAAGTTTTTTATTCAACTTCGCCAAATCCGCTTGATTGATTTTCACATTCATATCGTAACCGCTTTGATTGTTGTGTAGTAATCCTCCGCATTACTTCCTGATGCTCCTGATTTGAATCGTTGATACAATCCATCAAACATATCAATGATGCGAAACTTCTCATCCGTTGCATCCAATTGCAACACATCGCTCATTAAAATTTGATTTGCTGCCTTTTGGCGCAATATAAATTCAATTTCAGTACGTTGCTCCCTAATTCCGTTTTCCTGCCTTATTTCGCCTCTATTTGTTTTTTTAGCACACCAAAACGTATGCACAATGGTTTCGGAACTTGTAAAGCCACCGAATCCATCTGCGGTTTTAGTCAATCGCAGTATTTTAATCCTTTTATTTAACCGCCCCGCATCCATTAAACAAACATTGATTTGTAAGATGAAAGTATTGTTTTGGCACTCGTTGGAATCAAATGCACGTTTGCACCTTGAACAAAATCGGCACGATTATCATAATACGTTGTGATTGTTTGGAGCATTGCTTGTTTCATCATTGCATTGTTAATGCCCTCCGTTATGTAGGTGATTTTCACCTTTTCCGCAGCACCGCCATCCAATTCAATTGTTTCATTATTCAATCCAAGTATTGTGAATGTTGCGGTTTCATTATTGATTGTAACGCTTGAAATGGATGCCACTGGAGCAAAGGGAATATCAATCAATCCCGTTGTTGTAACATCAACGTAATACGTTCTATTTTTTGGAACAATATCCCTTGAAATGTAATTTTCACACCAAATTCGTGCGGTTTCAATCATTAAGCTAATCAACGTATCATCAGCTGATGTGTCAATCCTTGCGAAATCTTTCACATCCTGAATGGTGATGATTTCATTTCCAGTTGTGGAATTTATTGTGATTTGCCTCATTGCATTTATTTTGTGTAAAGTTAAAAAAAAAGAGGCACATTGATTGCGCCTCCTTTTAAGTTGAAACAGAAAAAAATCCCTCACAGAATTATCGCAAAGTTATTCAAATTTTTTTTATATATACCCTCTGTTGATAACCTGATTGTTTTTTGCCCGTTATTCTTAATAATATAAAACCCACGATCACGCTCAACGTAAATTGCAAAGTAATCAACCATTTCAATTGGATATGCTTTGCCATCCCTACGCAATACACATTGCACATCCTCACGATTTTCCTTAATTGTACGTGCCTCTGAAATTGATTTGATTTGTATTTTACGCACAACACCATTCTTTTCCACAATGGCATCGTATGCGGATGCATCAAGCAATGGCATGGAAACATTGAAACCCCATTCCATTGCACGAATTGCGAATCGATATTCCGCAAAGCATCCAAATTGGTTTGCATTCACAAAATAAATCTACAAAAAAAAAGGCAACCAAATGGATGCCCTTTTCAACAATAAAAACAAACTATGAATAAATGCCCTAAGATTGAGCAATTTTCTTTTCCAATTCGCCGAGTTCTTTCAAAACCATCAATTGTTTTGACAATGGCAACTTACTGAATTCCTTTGCATCCAATAGTTGCAAATACCTTTTGTAATCTGCACTCAAATAATCCATCATTCCCCTTTATTTAACATCATTGTAAATCCAATGAGGATCAAAAAAATCCCCGTAAATATATCATTGAAAAGGTAAATTGTACGTGCGCCAACTAAAAAGAAAAGCCATCCCAACAATCCTTTGTTGATTTTTGTTTCCTTGCGCTTCATACTCCAACCCATTTATCAGCCAATGCACACAAGTACACAAAGCCACTCATCAATCCAAATGCTGCAAAATATATGATGCAGTCAAAAATAAAGTTTTCGATTTTCCGTTTCATTGTTTCAAGTTTTATGGGGAGGTTGCCCTCCCCGTTTGTTTTTTTAAAGTTTTAAAGCATCTTCATAGCTTAAATCAATGCCTCTTTCCTCCGCCATCATCATCGCTAATCTTGCGAAATGGTGACCTTGCATTGATTGTGCTATTGAAATTAAATCTTTTCTTAATCTGTTGTCGGTAATACTTTGAAAATTGTTCATATCTGTTTCGTTTTGTTGGTACAAATATAAGAAAATATTTTTTCCCACCAAACAAAATCAAAAAAAAATGCAAAAAAAAAGAGGTTATCGAATATGATAACCCCTTTTGTTGGTTGTAATGCCCTATTGATTAGGGAGTTTCAAGTGCAGCTTTTGCAGTTGAGAATGATCCATTTACGAACGCATTTGGCAAGTAGTTTGTCAATGCGATTCTTTCAGATACACGAACAGTAACGAAACCATCACGTACGTTTGTGCCATCTTCTCTAAAGAATTCGATACCAACGTTGTCACGCACCCAAAGTTGAGTTCCAACACCAAAGTTCCCTGCAAGGAAAGTTCCCGCACTGATTGCAGTGTTGATCACAACTGGCACACCCATAAAGGCGGGTTGTAAACCTGCATAAACCTGATCTTTCAAATAGCTATTTTGGCTATCTTTCAATAAAAGGATTTTATGGAAATCAGTTGGATTCAACATAATGTAATCCGCTTGATATTCACTCAATGCCAATTGGTTTAATGTAGCAACAAGCACATCAAATTCATTTGCAGATTCTACGCTTTGATAAAACGCACCACTTGCAGAAGTATCAAAATCAGCAGCATCGGTGATGATACCTGAAAGGTTTGGCGCAGTGCCATTACCTGAAAGGATTTGTGTATCCTCAACAGATAATAGTTTTTCAGGCGCACGAGCTGAAAGATATGATGTAAGTTGTGGAGTATCCGCCAACATTTCCTCACTGATGCGGAAATACGTTCCGATTTTACGAACATTTGCATCAGATGCAGTCATATCAAAATCAGATTGTGCAAGTGTAGCACCCTCCGCTGCGGTTGCAGCACCATTTGAATATCCTGATTCTTTCACAAAACGTACAACATCACTTGAAGTTGATCCCTGTGGAATCAAGTTTCTCACGTGAACTGAACGACTAGGATCGAATTTGTATCCTGCAACTCTATCAGCGGGAATCACTTCACCAGTGAAATCG